GATAAAGTTATCAATTCTAAATAACAAACAATAGAACCTACTGTAATAGTTAAATAATTAAATAACATTGGTTCAATAGCAGTTGGTAAATTTACAAATCTATCTCCAGCTATTGTAGTTGTAGTTACATTTTCATTAAATCCAATAGGATCTATATCCCTAGATAAACTTTCAAAAGCATTTTGAATAAAATTTTCTACTTGTGCAGTAAAATCAGTTCCTGTATTTTCAGCCCAAACTTTAATATCATTTTGGAGACTGCTGTATGTCATTGCCATTTTTAATTACCTCATTAACTTTAAATTTAGTCCATACATGTCCAGCAAATGGATAAGTTCCATAATGCGTTAAAGGACTTTGAAGATCAGCATATATCTTACCGCCTATTTTTTGCCATAATCTACAAAAAGCATAATCTTCACTTAAATATCTATTACTTTTTTCATCAATAATACAGTCAAAAAATGCATAACAATTTTTACTTGAATATCTATTATTATTTATAATTTGATCACTGGTATATTTAAGATTAGGATATGCTTCTTTCATTTTATCAAATACTTCTTTTTTAATACACATAAATCCAGTTGCAGCATCTAAAACTTCAGTAAATCCTTTTTCTACTTTAATATCTTTAGGATTTGCAAAATTTAAATTATAACCCAATGCTTTTTGTTCTAAATTAGTAGGATCCTCTTTTACAAAATCAGGAATTCCTTTCCAATCAATTGATTTTCTAGGATAAATACCACAAGCTATATCATAATCTGATTGTAATAATCGAGTTACTGCTTCTCCATTAAATCCTATATCTGCATCAATAAACATTAAATGAGTAAAAGAATGTTCATCTTTTTCACAATAATCTAAAAATTGACTTACTAATGTATTTCTAGCTCTAGTAACTAAACTTTCATTTCCCATAGTATTTAAATGAACTTTAAATTTATTTTTAGCTGCAAATTGAGTTAGACTTAAAATACCGTGTAAATATCCTTCAGATAAAAGGCCACCATAACAAGGTGTTGCGACCATAACACCTAATTTTTTATCACTCATAATATTACAACTGTAACATTTCCGAGCGCAGTTTGTAACAAATTTGTGTTAGCTGTATACCAAGTTGTAGGTAAAGTAGCAACTCCTACATATAAAGGTGAACCTGATGTATTTTCAAAACCAGGTAAAGCAGTTACTTGATTAGGAACTCCACCAGTAGATGATCCAGCAATTCCTCCACCAGTTCTTGCTGCTTTAGTAGAAGAAACATTAGCTTGAAGTCTTGCATTTTCTAAACTTTGAGCATCTGTAAAATAAGTTAAATCTAATTGAGGTTGTTTAGGTTCCCACTCTGAAGTATGAACTAACATACCTGTCCATTCATATCTCATTTCTTGATATGGAAATCTTAATCCTGATCTATCAGAAATAGCATAAGCATATTTTCCACCAGCAAATTTATTTGAAGGTGCTCTATGAGGTCTTGTAGTAGCAGGTATTTTTGGCATTAATTATAAAACCTATTAGCAGTAGCAGGTAAAATTCTTGTAGAAGGAGTATCATCTCCTGCTATTAATCTTTCAAAAGCTTGTTCATAATCTACTCTTAAAATTTCTTGAGTTGCAGCAGGTATACCTGGTCTTTTTTTAGAAAGATAATAAGCTAGTCCTGCGCACATACATTCAAAAGCTCTAAAAGGTACATCAATATTTTGTTCTACTCCACTTACTGTTGAAGCTGTTATATCTTCAATTCTTCTCATTCGATAATATGTAATAGTATAAGATTGATCAGGTGCTGGATAAATTTTAAGAATAGGAGAAATTAATCTTTGTAAATAATATTGTGTAGGTCTAGATTGAGTTGTTTTATTTGAAATAACAGCATAATCATTAAGACCTAAACGTGTCATTGCATATTCAGATCCATCTTCTATTTGAATATTAGCATTTATAATATCAACAGTATCACTATCTAAAGTGTAATCAGTTGTTCCTTGAGTTACAGCTTGAGTTTTATATTCTACAGTCCATTGATTATAACCACGATTAGCCCAATCACTAAACATAATATTTAAACTACGTCTAGCTGACCGAACATCATAACCTAAAATAGGATCTCCTCCTAATCTATCATAGGCTTCTTGTATTACATCATTTACTGTTAAAGTAAAAGTTGAACTTCCTGATAATGCCATATTCCTCCATTATGCATAAAATACTGTTACTGATATAGCACCATTAACTGAAGCTTTAGCTTGTAAACTTGTTCCAAATTTTATACCTTCTGCTGGAAGATTTAATTGAACAGTTGAAGCACCTGCACTTACATTTCCTGTAGTTACTTCAAATACATCAGTTCCACCATCTATAAAAGTAAGAGTTCCAGTAGTAACATTAGGTTCAATTATAAAACCTTTAAGTCTAGTGGGACCAGCAAATAAAGTTGCTGTAGTATTATTGATAGTAGCTCCATTTGCTGAAGTTGCAAATATATCTGATCCTGCCATTTTTTCTCCTATATTAAATTATATTTTTTTAAGTTATCATATAATAGAGCAATTCTGTCATCATGAACAGTGCTTGGTTTTAAGTATTCTGCTTGATAAGCTTTAGCTTGAACATTTCCTAAATCTAAGGGTACTTGATTTAAATTTACACTTGGAGCTTGTCCAATACCTTTACTATCTATTACTGTTGATCCTCCACTAAATGTGTCTATTACTTTTTCTATATTTTCTAATTTTTCTTCTAATGATTCTTCTGTATCTTTTTCTTTTTCTTTTTGTTTATCTTTTGTAGTAATAATTCCTTCATCTTTTTGATGAATTTCTTCAGCTTTCGAAGCATCACCAATATCTTCTATTATTGATTTGGTTACTATATCGGTTTCTTCATTATCATCTTTTAATTCAGTTACTTTTTTATCTTTAACTTTAATTAATTGATCATCTTTTTTAGCAAAATTTTTTAAAGCTTTAGCTGGTTCATATAAAAAATCTAAATTTAATTCCATAATCCTCCAATAAAAGGAGGCCCGAAGGCCCCCTAAATTATAATTATGTTACGCTGTTATTCTGTATATACGATACTGTAACTACACCTTCACCAACAGTTCCATCACCATCGGTTGCTGTAAACTGAGCAATTACATTAGAATCAGTTGTTCCTACATCTGATAATGCGGGAATTGCTGCAGCAATTGGTCGTGTTCTCGCTATCGTTTTTGCAGTTGTTGCAGCAATATATGCTGTTCCATTTGCACTTGTTCCCACAGATAAAGTTGCAGCATTGGTATCGTCACCTGCAATGATGACATCCATTGTAACATCAGTTATTTGTGAGTTTGCCGGAATAACACCTACTGTAGTATTTGCACTTGCTCCGCTCAAAGTTATTGATTTTGATTGTGACATTGCTACAAAACCAACGTTTTTGATATCAGAACCTACAGTAGTTCCTGTTGTTTCTCTTATCGTTCCAGCTTTTACTGGACCCGAAAATGTTGTTGTTCCCATAAGTCTATCCTCCTTTTAAAAATAGTCTGCTTTCGCAGTCGTTTGGGTTACTAGGCGCTATTAGGCGCCTAGTAGTTATTTAGTTATTATGCAGCTCCTTCGGAACCGTATACACCTCTCCAGTCAGTGAAACCGAAAGAATATCTTTCTCTAACTTTGTATCTTAAGTTACCAGTTTCAAAATCGCCTTCTACAGCTTTTTTGATTGGTGCTCTTACAAAGTGTTTCATTCCATCTGGGCAATCAGTTAATATGAAGTATTGATCAGGGTCAGTAAATCTTTGATTTACTACAACACCTTCAGGGATCATACCCATATTTCTAAGTGCGTTGATGTCATTGTCAGCAGTTCCTGGTCTTAAATTAGACTTAAGGATTCTTTCTGCAATAAACACCAATTGAGGTGGAACCGCAAGTTTTCTTCCTGATAAAGCAACAGGTATACTTCTGTCATCAACCGCTGTTGAGATTTGAACTAAAAGTGTCTCTAAAGACGTTTCAGATAAATCTGCAGCAGTAGATAATGTATTAGAAGCAGTACCGCCACCACCTAGTGGGTGAGAAGCATTTAATAATGATACTCCGTCTCCACCAACTGATGTGCCAGTTGCGTTATTGAAAATATTTGCGCCTTTTACTTCTTTAGTTTGTTGCATTGATCTTGCTAGTGCTCTTGCGTATTTAGCGCCTAGAGAACCGTACAAGCCATCTTCTTCAGCTTCCTCAGTTATTGCGAATGCTAAAGCGACAGTTTCATGCACATATCTAGAAACAAAGCCTTCTTTGCCAGAATCATAATTGATCATAGCACCTTCAGCTTTTGTTGGTGCAGCACCGAATCCGATCATTTGTACATCTTCTTCGAATGCTTTCATTGATTGCTCTGTAGAATATAAAGCTCTCCATTGTTCTGGATATCTATCATATTCCATACCAAACACGGTATTTAAACCTAGATTGAGCTGTTTGGTAAATAGTGCTCTATTTAAAGCCATTGTATTATACTCCTATAGGTTAAATACCAGCTTGACGAGTACCGTATAGAGATAGATTGATTACTACTTCTACATCAGCGTCTGCGCCTACTGCATTTTTAGGATAATCAATTAAACGTAGGATTCTCAATGATTTTGCAGTTGCTGCAAGAGTTGAGATATCCAATTCGTCAGTTGAATGTCCATATGTTGAGTTATAAGTTCCAATAGTAATATTTGCTAATTCGCCAACATTTGCGTTTGCAAAAGTTCCATTACATTGAATCTTGTATGTTATGTTTGGATCATCATACACATATGCTTTAATCGGTTCATTCGATTTAGCAGTTGTTCCGTTGTTCCAAACTTTTTTGAATTTAACATCGCCAGTGTCATTATCGATGTATTCAACACCATCAAAAACTCCGAGCACTACTCCGCCCGCAGTTCCTCTGATGATTGTACCATCGGTATGAAGTGCAACAATATCACCACTTGCAAGATTAGCTGCATAGCTGTTTGCAATAGGATATTCATTAGCACGAATAACACCGCCTGTTAAATGTCTTAACGGTGTAAAACCGTTAGGTGCATCTACGTTTGCCATAGTTATTTGTCTCCATAGTTAGTTTGTTACTCTTTATAGCCGCCTCTAGTAACAGAACTTTTATAAGACCTTTGTATGGGTTGTCCAGGTGATTCTACTCTATTTATATCTTGAGCAACTGAACTCATTAAATTTTCAGTCATTCTTGCGTAATATTCATTACGTTGATTTACCATTTCTTCTGGCATTTCACAGAGTACCATTCCTTCTATACCTATACATCCAGCAAATTTGCCATGTTCTATCGTTGGGAAGTGTTGACCATCTTTGACTTTTTTAGGGTCAACTGGTTGCCAACCTTCTCTCAATCGTTTAGCTACATTTGTCGGCGTTTCCTGTCCCAAGACCATAGTGGCAATCCATCTTTGTTTCATGCCAGGTCGTGGATCAGGCGCTTCTAATAAGTTACTAGGTCGCCATTTTGAAACTGTTGCAGATTTTTCCACTCTAGTTTCATTGTTTATTTTATTTGTTTTATTCATGTCAGGCTCCTTTTTACGTTCCTGTATTTTGATCGCTATAGTCTTTTACCTCTTTAGCAAATCGTTTTAGTGCTGCTTCATCATTAATGTTAATACCAAAGTTTTTAGCAGTGGTAAGATCATCACTTGTGAGCTTAACTCTATTACTACTTGTTCCTTTTTTACGAGAAACTCCAGCAACCGGAGATTGCACTCTGTTAGTTTTTTGTACCACATTTTGATTACTTTTGGAAGTGTTTTCTTCTGATTTATTAAAATAACCAAGACCACTTGCTTTTAGTCTTTTATTCATTTCATCATAATAACCAGGATCATGCACATCCCAACCTTCTTCAGTTAATTCAGCATCAATTCCATAAGCCATTGCAGTTTCTTTTCTAAAACCAGGCTTATTAAACCATTGTGAATTTTCTTTTACCCATTCAGAAGCTAAAGGTGGAGCTTTATCTTTTTTCTCCTTAACTTTAGGTACTCTAGCAGCATAATCTTCAGTTTTTGTCATTTGACTTCTAATTTCTGCAAGATTTTCATACAATTTTACTTGTTTTTCTGTATTTCCTTCTTCAATTGCTGATTTTAATTCATTTGACACTGCAGTAGCTTGATTAGAAAGTGATTTATTAGCCATATCATAAGTTCTTTTTTCCATAGAATTTATTTTTTGTTCTAAATCAACTATTCTTTGTTCAGCTTCTGCTCTTTTTGCTACTTCTTTCTGAATTCTTTTACGAACTTTAACAGAATAAGGTAAATCTTCTGAATATGAAGGTATTTTTTCAGTAGGTTTAGTTTCTACATCATATTTTACTTCATTTTCGTAAGATATATCATGTCCATGATCTTTTTCTTTTTTATAAGTTCGTTTATCTCCTTCTTTTTCACTTTCATCAGAAGATTTTTCTTGTTCTTGTTGTAATTTCTCTAAGGGATTTAAAGGTACATCTACCTCTTGTCCTTCTACAACTTCATCAAGTTTAACTTCTACATCTTTCTTTTCTTTTTCGTTCTCGGGCATAGTATCTCCTATGTTGTCATTAACTTATGTTAATGTTTGTTATAATTGTTGAGTTATTATATCTGGACTTTCCAGAGTTGCAATAATCTCATCATCATTTAATAACATCATTTTAACCTTTTGTACAGAAATTCTTGCACCTGCATATCTACCAAAAATAACCCAATCACCTACTTTACACCACGGTTTTTTTCTATCACTATAACATTCTTCACCCATTGCTATTATTTGACCTACACTATTTAAATAAGCTTGACTATCTTTGCTTGAATCAGTCAATATAATGCCACCTTTTGTTTTTTCTATAATTCCTCTAGGTCTTATTAATATTCTATAACCTACTGGTTGGGGTACTTTATCAGGTGTAGGTATACTATTATCAGTTGCCCATGTATCATTATTAATCATCTTCTATTTCTCCTGTTTTATATTTTTCAATTAATTCATTAATTATTTCAAGTGATTTATCTAAACCTTGTCCATATCCATAGACACGTTTAAATTCAGAAAAATTATCTACACCTTTAGATAATAAATTATTACTTAATTCTTCTTTATGAGTTTTTATTTTTTGTTTGATCGCTTGTAGTAGGCGTTCCATTACTTCCTTTCATAAAATAATCTAATGTTGCTGCAAAATTTTTTTTTAATCCATTTGAAGCAATAGCAAACAAATGTGGTTTAACTTTTTTAATAGAAATTTTTTTATTTTCTAAAAATTTTTTAGCTTGTCTTATTGAATCTGCTTTGGCTCCCATTACTTTCTTTTATCTTTTCTAGCAACTTTAGAAGCTGTCTCTACTATTTTAGCTTTAGTCTCAGCATCTTTTCTAGCATCTTGTTTTTCACTTTGTTTTACACCTTGCATAAATCTTGCTTTTCTAATTTGAAGTTCTTCAGCTTTTAATTGAATCTCTGCTTGATCTTTTTGAGCTTCTCTTTGTTGTTTTTGTTCTTCAGGAGAAGGAGGCATACTACCAGCTAATTGTTGTGCAGCTTGTGCAGCATTTACTGCTATTCTATTTTCTTCTTCAATACTTATTTCTTTAGAAGGTTCATTATCTAATTCTCTATTAAAATCTCCAGAGGAAACAGGATTACCTGGAGGAACTGATGCTTGCATTTGTTGTTGATATAAATATGCCATATGTTGACCCATATGAGCTAACATGGCTGGATATAATCTCTCTTTAGCTTCAGGATTTCCACCAAATCTAGGATCATTCATAAATTGAGCATGAACTTGCATATGAGCTTGATGATCTTGATCTTCAAATACTTGAATAGGCATAGTATTAAGTATAGCCATATTCTCTGATACTGGATCACGTCTAGGGGTATCTTCATCTTCTATTATTAAATCCATATAATCAGGAATACTTAAAGCTTGTAAAAATCTTCTTGTTGCTTCTTTTACATCTACTACATCAGGAGTTTCTCTTGCTAATTGTAAACCAGTTTGAGCTAAAGCTATTCTTTGAGCTTGAGAAAAAATATTAGGATCAGAGACAGGAACAACACTAATTGAAGAACTGAAATCTTTTCTTCTAATTTTTTTATTTTCACCTATTACTTCAAAAGAATATTCATCGTCTAAATATTCTCCATTTAATTCATAAATTAATTTAAATTCTCTACCTTGAGCTTGATGTATTCTTTTATGAATAGCACTAAATACTTTAGATCCTTGTTCTATTAAAGCAATAGTAGTTCCAACTGGACCTGATCCAGCTGAATCTCCAATCATTGCATCAGCAATAGAAGCAAAACGTCTCCCTGACTCAGTTAATACTCCAAGTAATTGAAGTAATGTTTGTGATGGTTCTTTAAAAGGGAGAGGAATAAAAGATTTACGCAAATCATCACCATATGCTTCTACTTCAACCCATTCACCAGGAGAAACTGTAATATCTCCTCCTTCAATTCTTGCTCCTTTAGCTCTAAAACCTCCATTGAGATTAGCAAAAGCAGCTGAATCTAATAGTGCTCTTAAAGCACCAGTGCTTGCATGTTGAAGTCCACCTATCATTTGTATAAGACCGAAGCCATAAAAGCCCAAGCCAGGAAGATATTTATAATGAATAAAATAAGTTCTTTTTCTTTTTAATGAATCTTCTTCTTTCCAATTTCTTCTAATAGATAATACTTTTTGTGATTCATAATCAATAGTAATAATATAAGGTAAAGCTAATCCATCTTTATCTTCACCTAAATCTAAATTGGTATGTACTTCTAAAAGAGTGTGTATTTTATCAGCCATACTCGGTGTCATACCTTCTAATCTTTGTAAAGTTTGTTCAACCATATTTCCACTATTAACTCCTGCATTACTTTCATTTTTACTTAATGGAACATCTTTATAATAACCTGAAATTTGATGTTTTCTTATTTCAGTTCTTGTTAATTTCATTACTTGAGTATATCTATCTGCAGTTTCTAAATCTGTATTTTCCATAGAGATTACAAAATCTTCTGCTGGTACAAATTTAGAGCAAATTCTATCTAGGGTATTATCAAAATATATTTTTTTAAAAGCACTTCCTGCAAGAGCTAAATAAAATAACATTTGATCTAATTCATTAAAATAATCTGGGATTTCTTGAGTTACTTGAAAGTTCATAAAGTCCTGAACTCTTTGTGCTTGTTCTAATTTTTTATCTGTAGTTCTACCAATAATTTGTGTTTTAACAGGACCACCTGCTGGAAACATTTCAGCAATAGCTCTAGCTTGAAACTGTGTTGCTGCTTCTGCGAGTAAAGGATGATGAACACCTGAAGCTCCTGGAAAAGGATCTTGTCTATCTTCTACTACTATTCCTAACATTCGAAGTCCTTTAGAATATTGATCTTCCCAATTTTTTCTAGAACTTTTATCATCTTCGAAAGCTCTAACTAAATCTTTTCCTACTTTTGCAACTTCTTTTTCATCTAATTCTTCTGCTAAATTTGTATAATGATTTCTTTCAAAAACTTCTTCATCTTTTTCAGTTTGATCTTGATCTATATCAACTCTAACTTTTTCACCTTTATCATTAGTAAATTGTAATTTTTTTTTATCTAGTTCAACTTCCATTATTTTTTCTTCTTCTTTTTAATTATTTTATTTCCATATCTTTTTGACCATTTTTTTGCAATCTTTGGTTTATTAATATGCATGTATCGTCTTTGTTTTTCTGATCTAAAAGGCATTATGTTTTTTTATATTTAACTTTAATACCTTTTTTCTTTGCAGCCATTTTAGCTTTTTTTATTCCAGCTTTATTATATGCAAATTTTTTTTTTCCAACTGTTGGCATAATTTCTCCTATGTTTTTTTAATATAGAGTGAGCTTTAGTAATAGATTTATTGATACTAAAGCCTCCTCTATTGATTAATTACTTTTTTTTAAAACCATAAGTGCCTTTAGGTTTACGAGTAGCTTTAGCTACTTTTCGTCTGCCAGCCATAGACATTTTTTTGCCAGATTGTTTTCCTCTAGTCATTCCTAGTTGTTCATCTTTTCTAGCATTGTATCCTTGTTTTTTCATATTAGTATACCTCCTGGTTCATACCATACTTTCCTATTAGTAGATATAAAACAAAAATATTAATATTGAAAGCTTTAAATTTTGGTTAATTTTTTTCGATTGTATGCTTTTTTATTCTGAATAATCTTTTGTTTAAAATGTCTTAATTGCTTCGCAACAGGGTTGCGCTTTTTATTAGCTTTTTTCACTATTATTTTAGAATAAGCTTAACTATACTTTTTTCACCTAAATATATCTCTGTTTCAGCTAATGACTTAATACATTGATATTGAATATGACTTTTAGATTCACGCTCAGCCACTCTTTTACCTTTTAAACAAGTAGACATATTTGGTTGAATTCTATGTTCTTTAATTTCTTGATTAACTATCATTAATAATGCTATTACTATTTCTTCCATGTTTCAGCCTCCATTTCCATTTTTATAATGTATTTCTCTATTAGAATCCTTAAGTTCTTCAATATCTTCTAAAGCTTTTTCTAATTGTTTAGTTAAAAATTCTATATTTACTTTATTATGCATTCCTGATTCTTGTTGTACTTGTAACTTTTCCACTTGTTTATATAATTCCTCGATCAACATAAATTGTTCTGAATCTGCTGGAAGTGATCCTAAAGTTCCTCGTGGCCAGCCTATTCTAAATGCTGTGTTCTCTACTAAATCTTTTTGCATTAACTCTACCTGAGTTTGAAGTCTATTTTGAGTTTCAATCACACCGAAGTAAGCCCAAGTTCCAATTGCAACAAGTGTAATTAATGAAGCTACCGTCTTCATCGGCATTTGTACAGCTGCTTCTTCTGAAATTTTAAGTGCCATTAGTTGTAACTATACCCTGTATTTCCTTGTTCTAATTTTTCAAATAATTTTTTATGTTGGTCCATAATTTCTTCATCAGAGTCCATCATCTTATCCATTTTATCTTCTAGTTTTATAACTTGTCTTTCAAGTTTCTGGACTTTATCCTCATGTACTGCCTGGATAGTTGAGAGTTCAAAAGTTCTAGATAAACTCCAACCTGCTAGAGCTAATAAAATTCCAACTAGCATAGTCATTAATTTTTCTAACATTTTTTACCTCAAATTAAAAAAGCCAATACAAGCTGCTATAATAGTTCCTATACCAACTAATACAGCAACAGCTCCTTTACCTCGTGATACATCATCTGAAAGTTTTG